CTCGATCTTCCCCCGGAGATGGGGGAAGAGCCGACAGCCGATCTCCTCAGAAGCGTGTTTCAACTCGGCCGTTCCCTTTATCCCGGAGGGAAGAAGCTCTTTCTGCCACGCGCGAGAGTCGATGTATTCGAAGGCGATCCCGAAAGCCTCGATCGCAATCAACGTCGATTCGAGAGCCCTCATCCCGGAGACCGTCGCCTTGAGTCCTTGGGGATTCGCATAGGGCCGCTCGAGAAGGACGCGCCATCGCGTATCCTTCGGGAAGATGAGGAACCAGTCGGAGAGAAGCCGGACCAGGGCCGGATGGTCGATTCGGGTGATCCGTTGCTTCTTCTTCGTGTAGGACTGCTCTTTCTTTGTCGGAGTCGGGGCGAGATCGGCCGCCCCTCCGTCCGTCGAGATATAGGCGAGACTTCCGGTCACTCCGTTATCAATCCCGAGATAGACTGTCATCGCTCTTTCCTTTCAGTGTGGCTTCTACATCCCTGCAGAGAGATTCGAGGCCGATGATCGTGAAATACTCCAGGATGGCCGGAGTGAAGAATCCGCCCGCTTTCATCGCTCGGAAGACCGAGTCCTTCGTCGCCCCTGGAGTCCGGACCATCAACCGGACGTAGGTCTCCCAAACGTTGTAGAGAGTCCGCTCCTCGAGTTGGAGAATCTCCGCGAGAGACCGATCGTTCGGAAGTTGAGGATCACTCATCGGAATACTTCCGCTTGCGCCCGGAGCGGATCGACTCCTCGATCGCTTCCCACTTGGCCCGCACTCGATCGCGAAGCTCCTTCTCGAGCCCGTTCGATTCGACGTGAGCAATCAACTCCGCGCGAGATCGCGGAGTCCCGAAGGCCGACTCGTAGGCGGCCGCGACTTCGGGATCCGACTCGATCCACGCGAGGACCTCACTCTTGCGCAAGGTCCGGTTGACGTTCTCTCGATACCACTCGAGCTTCCCGGTCTCTTCCATCCACGCTTTGAGCCCGGAGAGGTCGGCCTTCCGGCCGCCTCCGTCCCAGACGATCGCCTTCGCCGCTTCGAGAAGCTCCCCGCGCTTCCCACGGAGACCGAAGAGGAAGTCGATCGATGAGCCGATATCGTCGAGCCCGTAATCGAACATGAACGAGAAGACCGCTTCCCGCCGGGGCCGTGGCGTCTTGCTCTTCTTCGCCTTCGCTTTCACGACCGCGCCAACCGGCCGGTTCTTGATCTTGATGTCGGTGAGATGGGAGAGCCAAAGGACGGTATGCGCGTAGAAGTCGAGCGCTTTCCCGCCGGAGCGGGTCTGGGTCTTGAACATCGAGTCGATCGCGTCCCGGGTCTGGGAGACGATGATCAGCAAGACGTTCCGGTCCTTCGTCTCGTCGGTGAGCGTTCGGAAGAACTCTTGCGATAGGAAGCGCGGAGTCGCCATCCCGTAAGATCCCTTCGAGTAGCTTCTCCCGGCCTTCGCCGCTTTGACCCGGTCCTCCCCGCGCTGCTCGATCTCTTCGTTTGAGAGCCCGTCGAGAGAGTCCACGACGTAGACTCCGACCTCCCCCGGCTTCAGCGAGTCGAGAAAGGTCCGATAGTTGACGTAAAGCTCTTCGACCGTCCGGCTATGGACCGGCTCTTCGTCGGGAAAGACCTGGAATCCGTAGAGATTTTCGGTGTCGAAAGTGAAGCCGCTCTCGGCGTCATCGTAGAGCCATCGAAGCTTCTTCCCATACCGATGATAGGCGGCCGCGACGATCTCGAGAGAGAGGAAGGTCTTCCCGGAGGACTTGTCGCCGACGATATTGATGATCTTCCCGAAAGGGAAGCCGTGGCCGACTCCACCGCCCACGACTTCGTCGAGGACGGTGCAGCCGGTCGAAACGTATTTAGGTGCGGACTTTCTTTCTTCCGGCTTTCTTTTTGCCAAGACGGTCTCCCTTGCTTGCTGCGATAAGGCGATCAACGTCCTTCGCTCCATAGATGAATTGGCCTCTCAGCTTCGTGATCGGGCGGATGTTCTTCTCCCGAATGAGCGCGTAAGCTCGCCACGGCTTAACGCCGAGGATCTCGGTGATCTCGGCCCGGGTGAATCCCTCGCGGATCTTCTTGAGATAGCCAAGAAGCTTCGCTCGGTTGAAGATGTAGTGGTGCCCGTCCGGAGCTTTTTCGGCGAAGCCTCTTCGAAGACCGGCGGACACGATCGCGTCCCGGTTCGGGAGGACGCCCTCGGCTATCTCGAGAGCCTCGGTGGTTCCCACGTATCTCTTAGCCATTACCGCTCTCCCTTCTCCTTCGCTTCGTCACACGCCTCCCAGACCGGACACTCCTCGCACTCTTCGTACTTGTCGGTATCGACTCCGAAGCGGTATCCCGACGGGCAGTCGAAGCCGCCATTCTTCGCGGACGCCTTTTTCTTGGAAGCGGTCTTCGAAGCGGTCGACTTCTTCGAGGTCGTCGACTTGGCCGATCGGGAAGACTTGGCGCGAGTCTTTTTCGGCTCGGGCTCCGGCTCTTCCTCCTCTTCCTCATCTTCGTCCTCATCGACTTCTTCTTCGTCGATCTCTTCTTCGTCATCTTCGTCATCGTCGTCATCGTCGTCTTCGACCTTGGACTTCCGACGAGAGCGAGACTTCGGAGCTTCCTCCTCTTCCTCATCTTCGTCTTCGTCCTCATCGTCGTCGACCTTTTTGGCCGCCCGGCGGGAGCGGGGCTTCTCTTCCTCTTCCTCATCTTCGTCGCCCGCGCCAAAGAGAGCTTTCTCCATCTCTTCGGCCGTCGACGGGACGAGGAACTCATCGAAAGAGACCGCCTGATCGATCAGCGAGTCGTCAAGCTCGATCTCACGCTCGACGAAGTCGAAGCTCTTGAACCGGAAGTATTCGTTCCCGCCCCAGGAGTCCTGGACCGCGCGGAACTTCACGACCGATCCGTCTTCGATATCCGAGAAGGGAACGATCCCTTCCCCGTTCGCTAACTCGCTGGCCTCTTCGATCAACTCCTTGTCGAAGAGATAGTGAGAGACCGCGAAGAGGAAGAGGTCCTCGCTCGGCTCCCCGCGCTTGATCGGCTGGACGTTGTAGAAGACCCGGCGGCTCGCCTTGAGCGCGTCGTATTCCTTCTTCTGTCCGTTGTCCTGGAAGCGCTTCGCCTCTTCGCAGAGCGGGCAAGCTTTCCCGTAGGTCCGCTTCAAGCAGATGAAGTCCGCGTCCCCTTCGCCGACTCGCCGATGGACCCAGAGGTCCATCTTGTAGTCGAGATCGCCGATCTCCATGTTCCCGTTCGCGACCTCGGGATGGGCCTTCGTCTTGATCTCGTAGGGAATGATGTTGAACCGGTTGACCCCTTCGTTCGGATCGAAGAACTTCAGATCCCGGCCGGTCTTCTCGCTCGCCGCGCGGAAGTCGATCACGCTCCGTCGCGATACCCCACCGCGGTCTCTCGACTCGTAGGATTCCTTGTACCTCGAGGTTGAGACCTTGGTCTTTCGTCGGGAGCCGCCTCCCGATCTCCTTCGCTTCGCCATACCTGTCAGTCCTTTCCGGCGCTACTGCGCCGCTTCCTATTGAGATTCGCGCGAGCTTCCCTCTGCGCTTTTTCTTCCGGCCGATGGTCCGGAATCGAGAAGTATTCCTTCCCGAATAGCTCCACCAGATTGTTGAGCATCGACCGTCGATGCTCGAAGGCCGTCACGATCGCATCGAGTCCGTTGAAGGTATGCTCGACTCGACCGAGATGATCCTTCACCGAGATGACTCGCTTGTCGGTCTCGACCAGAGCCGCGATCACGCTCTCGGTCACTTTCAGATCGTCAGGCGGGTTGCGCCGGGCTTCCAACTCGACATCGGCCCTCGTGAGCTTGAGCTTCTCGCGGAGCGAGTCCCGCTCGGACCGGCACTCGGCGAGCGCCCCCGCATAAAAGCTGAAAAGCTCGGGTTGGCTTTCGCACTCGACATCGAGCCGAAGCCGATTGATTTTCACGTCGGCTTGGAAGTCGCGCTCTTCATCGTCCATAGTCTTCTCCTCGTTCCTATTCTACAGGTAAGGCTCTGCCCTTGGGCCGAGAGATAGCATTCCATTCTCTCGGACCAGGAATCCGGACGAGACGGCTCGCTGGATAACGACTCCTCCATAGTGGATCTTTCCCCTCCGGACCTTTTCCGATAGAGACGGATCTCTCTTCGGATTGCGAATCTTACGGCAGCGCCGTTCTATTTCTTTTTTCCGATCATAGATCCGGACGAGCTTTTCTGGAGGAAGTCGGCCCCCGATTTGGAGGATGATCTCTCTTTTGGGTTGTGGGCCGTCCCGAAGTAATTCGAGTAGCCACTCTCTCGCTGGACTCATTCGTCGATCTCCTTCAGGAAGTTTCCGAGACGGGACATCATCCGGTAGGCTCTCCCTTTATGAGCTTCCCTGATTTCGGGATCGGAAGGGCTCCGAGCAGCGACCTTTTTGGAGAAAGCTTCCATAGTCTTCCGATAAGCCGCTTCCTGCCTTTTAGTATCGGCAGCCACGATGTCCATGGTCTTAGTGCTCGATACCTTTCGGAGAGCTTCGCGCTCTTCCATCTTCTCGTCGAGATAGGCAAGAGCGCTCTCGTCTGTCTTCGGGTTCATCTCTCTCACGATAGTATCGATCTCGACCGCGGATAGCTTTTCGCGATTGGCAAAAGACCCGACTTCTTTGAATAGCTGGTCGCGCGAGATTCGTTGAAGATTTCGCTGCGCGGTTATCGAAAGGCGGTCGATCGATACTCCCAGACGGTAGGCTCGATCTTTCGCTTCCTTCGCTCGAATCGCGTCCCCGATGGTCTTGTCTGGAATGGAGAAGCTCTCCGAGGCCTCTCGGATCGATACCCCCAGATCCGTTACCGAATAGACCGCTTGCTCGATGCTTTGATCTCTCGAGAGCCGGACTCCGTGAGCGGTATTCGCGTTTCTTGCGAAGTCGTCGGCTTGTCGATCGGAACAGGCTACGACGTAGCACCCGTGAGGATACTCGGAGAGATGGAGAGATTCGGCGGCGGCAACTCGATGATTCCCGTCGAGGACGAGAAGCTCGTCGCCGACTTCTCGCGCTACTATCGGAGGATAGGGCCGAGAAAGCAGGTTTGTCCGGTAGGTCGTTACGATCTCCTCGTCGATTGGGATTCCCGGTCGTGCCTGGTTTCCCTTCGATTTAGCTATATCGATCTCGTCGAGTCGGACCGTCTCGACGAACTTCCAGGAGACGTGATCTCCCATCCGCTCTTTGATCTCTTTCTCTATACGGCAGTCTCGCATAACCGCCTCCTCAAAAGTATTAGGAGTTTCGCTCCTAACGCTATTCTACAGTTTACTCCGAAGAGTCGAACATCGTTTGGTAGGCCGAGAGCGTGAGGCCGGGGAAACCGGTATTATAGGTCGGCTCAGAGAACATCTCGATCGCGACCGCCGCTCGATCGTTGCGCTTCCCGCCGAGAAGGACCGACTGCATATAGCCCAGGACTGCTCGGCGGATCTTCTCCGGATCCCCGCCCTTCAAGTCCGAGAGGATCTTCGCTACTCGGGGCCAACTCGCCTTCGGAGAGATGAGAGCCCGACAGAGATCGATCGTCGCGGCCATCCCTTCCTCGGTGATCCCGAGGGCAATCACTTCCTTCACTCGCTTCGGATCTTCGAGCCCGATCACCTGCTCGAGTAGGACGAGCGCGTCTCGCGCGGACCCGTTCGCCGAGGCCGCGATCATCTCGAGAGTCTCCCGGTCCAGAGCCCCGCCTTCGATCTTGTGGATCTTCCGCACGAGCCGGTAAAGCTCTCCTTGGGCCACCGTAGAGACCGAGACCTTCGAGCCTCGGTTCTT